AGAATCGACTTGGACTTGGCCGGAGGGGAAACATCCCCTCCTTCAGCGTAGCGGCGCGACTTAGCCATTAGACACCTGAGCCGCCAGTCGGGCCTTGTGCACCAAAGTACACGTACTCGACGATGATGTACAACGCTGCCGTAGCCGGGATGCCCGAGCCGCCAAGCTGGATAGTCAGGTTAAAGCACGGTTGCGTGATGACTTGGCCCTGTACCGTAGCGGACGTGTTCAGCGCCGATGCCGCCGTAGGCACACCGGTCGGGTTGAGCACGTGGTTCATGAACGCGTTTGCTTGGTACGCCGTCGAAGCCTGCGTCTGGATCTGCTGCGCGCCGGTCGTGGGGACGGCAATTGCGTTGATGAACTGCGTAGCCGTACCGTTGTTGGCGTTAGCCGCGCCGATAGACAGCGTCGGGGTCGTCGCACCAGAGAACGTGGTGACAACGTGCAGGTCAAAATTGACGATGGCGATGTTGGTCGGCAGCCAGATGTTGGTGGCAAGGTTGGAGCCCACCGCAGCAAACTGCTGGTAGCCCTGCGCGGCTTGCGTGGCTGACGGAGCTTGGTTGATGAACAGGCCGTACTGAATCAGGCCGTTGGCGCCCATCGTACCGGTACCGGTCGGCTGGTTGGTCTGGGCCGTGACGTTGGCGACACTGCCAGCGATAAGCTGGTTGATGGCCGGAACGCCCGACACCGGGTAGTTGACGCCCGCGATGGCGGTCGACTGGGTATTGGGGATAACAACCGTTGCTTGGTTGTAGTTGCCACCGTACTGGCCGGATAGCGTGTGCGAAATAGCAGGCATGAGCTTGCTCCTATGTTAAGAGGGGCGGCGCCGCCGCCCCCCGTACCTCAGCCTTGCGAGCCGTAGATGCCGAGCGGATCGGACCAGCCGAAGCTGTAACGCTCACGGGCCTTGTAGCGCACGTTGCCGGTCTCGAAATCGCCGTCCATAGACGTCTGCATCTTCACGCGCTCAAACATCTTGAGCCCGTTCGGAACGTCGGTCAGGAAGTACCAAGCCAGAGCGCTGGTCAGGAAGTGGTTGACCACGAACCCTTCCGGCATGATGCCCATGGACTTGATGGCGGAGATGTCGTTGTCGGTCGTGCCAACACGCAGCTCGGTCTTGAACAGACGCTCAGCGACGAACATCAGGTTCGGCGGGATGATGAGCTTGCGGGGCTTGGCAGCAATCAGCATGCCCTTTTCGTCCTTCCACGCAGCAACCTGAATCACCGCAGCCTCAAGGGCCGTTTCGTTCAGGTCAAGGTTGGCCGAAGAGGTATTGCTGTTGGTCGCGCCGTTGATAAGCGGGTGCGCCGTGCTGCAGAGCACCGCGCCGTCACCACCCGTGTAGCCAGTAGTAAAGGCGTTGTTCAGGATACCAGCGGCTTGGACCTGCTTGGTGTACGCCATCGCGCGGGCCAGCGACTTCGTATAACGCGCGGAGAGCGAGTCATACAGGTTGTCTTCGATGGCTTCTTCGGTCAGGGCAAAACCCAGCGCGTACGTGGCGTGGACATAACGGGCCGTCCAAGCTTCCTGCGCGTTGTCGTAGGCGATGCCTTGGCCTTCAAACTTCTGGGGCGCCGGGCTGAAGCCTGCGAGCTTGGTTTCTTCCTCAAAAGAGCGCTCGGAAGTCTCGATCTCGTAGATTTCCTTGTGCTCTTCGCCGTAGCGCTCGTACTCCAGACCGAACAGCGCATTCAGGCCCGGGAGCAGTTCCTTGAGTAGTTGTGAACGACTAATTGCCATGGCTTACTCCTGTTATACGCCAGTGGCGTCGTAGAAAGCGTGAGCACCGAAGTTCCACTTGACGATGATGTCAGGGTACAGGTCGGTAGCGGCCAAGTTGCCCGACAACGTGTTGTTGGGCGCTTGGTACGAGGTGGACGTGATCGGGTTCCAGTAGAAGTCAACGATCTTCAGCACCAGAGTGTTGGTGGTGGCAATCGACGACGTCGTCAGCGTGATGCCCGACTGACCGTTGGTCGGCACGGCGGCGGGGTAAGTCAGCGACGCGCACTTGTTGATCGAGGCCAGCGCGGTGGCCAGAGTGGTGCTGATCTGGGCGTTGCCCTGAATCAGGAACAGGCCGTCCGGGTCCTCGTACACCTTGATGTACACCTGCGTGTAGCCGTTGGTGATTGCGTTGGCGGGCAAATAGTTGCTATGGACCATGTACTTGAACGTCGGGTCGTAGTACCGCACGCCCGTGCACACGCCCACCAGACCGTGCGTCGTACCCACCGTGTAGGTGATCGCGCCGCCAGTATTGGTGATCGTGGCCGGTTGGCCGCCGCTCAGAACGATGGGGTCCCCGGCGTTGATCGCCAACGCGGAGTTCGTGGTCATAACGTACTCTCGTACGGCAGAGTTGTTGTTGAACTGGCTGCCGATGAGCTGGTACGGACGTAGGCCGTAAGGACCAGCAATATTTGCCATGAAGCTCTCCTGTTAAAGTTTAACCGTCCCGGTTTCCCCGGGAAACTGTGGTGCGTGACTCGGAGAACAGCGGCATGCGCGGATCTTCGCTACGCATAAACTGCGCCTCAACAGACTTGGTCTGGTTGATCGACTGCTGCTCGTAGTAAGCGTCGCGCTTTGCGATACGTTCCGCAGGCGCTTCGCACAGAAGCAGGCCGCCAATTTCAATCAGGCCCTTGCTGTTCTTGAGATACGCAAATTCAGGCAACGTATCGGCCTTGACGGGCTCCCAACCATCACGAAAACTGCGGGAGGCACTCGTCGGGTCGTACTGGCCCAATACATGCGTAGCGACCCACTTGCGCTTGAAACCCGGCTTTTCAGGCAGTTCCGGCAGCGTGGACGGGGGGCTGTACTCAGCCGCCATCTGTTCACGGCGCAGGCGCTGCGCTTCACGGGTGTTCTTGGTACGACTATCAAGTGCGCGTGGCTCAGCCATTCCGGTTCTCCAATGCGACAACCTGCTTAGCGTATTGCTCGTTGCTAATACCGAGCTTTCGCGCTACAGCCTGTTGCGACAAACTAAGGGTTACTTTGCGGGCGCCGGTCGTACGACCGACTGGGGCTACGGGGGAGCTGCGGCCTGACCGCTGCGACGCCGTGTTGTTGGCTGGGGCTTGTTCACCGAAGTATTCGGGGAACTTCTCCCGTACCCGAGCATCTACTTTTTCGTAGTACTCGTCTGACTGCGGGTTGACCCCGGAGTCAATCAGCTTCTTGTGGTAACCGAGAGCGAAACTGGTCAGCTCGGGGTCATCGCCAAACCACTGGTTACGGGCTTGCCACCTTGCTGCGCGGGAGTCCACTGCGGGAGTGGCCTGCGGCACAGGTTGTTGCAACGGTAAAGGAAAATTCTGTTGTTGTCCAGCGGGTGGGAGCTGGGAAGGCACAAATCTTTTTGCGACCTCCTGTTTGATGACCGCCTGCTGCATGGCTTCGGTAGCTTCGGCCACCTTTTCCGCGTCGCCGGACTGGTACGCCGACGTCAGGGCTTTCTTGGCCATGGTCAATTCGGCGCTGGCCGACTGCTGGAGGACCTCCTTGTGGGTGTTCTCGCCGGACGCCACGTACCGCTGGAGCCGCTGATTCTCTTCCCAGACGCGCTTGGCAAATTCCGTGGCTGCCGCCTGCTCGCGGATGGCCGCTTCCTTGGCCCGGCGCTCGTCATGGGCGACGTGCGACAGCTCGCGCATGCGCTTTTTGACGTTTTCGCTGTACTGCTCCGCCTCGTCATCGCCCGTGATCTCTTCAACGGACTTGTTGAGCGGCTTGCGGTTGCGGTCTTCGGGGGGTGTGTCGTCTACCACCTCGATCTCAAACGCTGGTACTTTGGCGTCTGCGGCGGCTTTGACGTCTACAGGGCCCGACGATATCTCGTCAGGGAATTGGAACTGTTCCATTTTAGGCTCCCAGTTTCACGAGCAGTCGCGGGTTTGCGACCGTTGCTTCGATGTGGTCATCGTTCACGATGCGGATAATCTGCTTGCCCAGACGGAACTTTATGCCTCCGTACCGGTCCAGCAGCACCCAGTCACCTACCGCGCACCATGGACCGGTGGGGAACCGTTCCTTGTCGTTGTAGGCGTCGGGGCCCATGTCAATGACACGGCCAACCTGCATCATGTGCTGCTCCAGCGTGCGCTGGCTTTCAGGCTTGATGATCTGCGTGTCGTCAAACGTCTCGGGACGCTCGTCGACCACAATAACCAGCTTATGCCCTATGGCTTTGGGCATGTAATCATCAATCGCTTCCGTCTTCTCCGTAGTTTCCGGCACTGCCGTCATCGTCATTTTCCTTTTCAGCAAGGTCGAGAAGTTTGCGTTCACAGGCGGCTAGACCTTGGATCACCCCTGTCAATTTCATATACTCGTCCCACGAACGGCACCCACCGGTTGCCGAGTGGTCAGCCAAGTCGTTCATCTCCTTGCGCAGGTAGCGCTTGAGCTCGTAAACAACGTGTTCTGCGTCACGGATCATTTCTTACCTTTGGCTGGAGGCTTGCGCTCGCCGCCCGGAGGCTCTGGAGGGTTGAGCGCCTTATGCATGTGGCCTTCACGGGTTTTGAGCAGGTCAATGCCGTGGCCAAAGCCCGTCTTGTGCGTGTCGTGGGCCCGCGCGGCGTGCTTTTCGGCGATGTCGTGGCCCATGGACATGCCTGTCTTGAACTGCTCGTCCTCGTGCTGGCGCTTGCCAAGCTCGTGCTTGTTGTACTCCAGAATAAGCTTGGCGGCGGCAATGAGCTTGTCGTTTTCGTCTTTCTGGATCTTGCGCTGCAGCTCCTGCTGCTTGAGCTCTTGGTCCTGCTGCTGAAGCTGAAGGACGGGGTCCTGCGCGGCTTGAGTCGCTTGGTCCTGAGCGGCTTGCGCTTGGTTCTGCTGAAGGAGCCTTTGGGCAGCCTGCGCCAGCGGCATCTCCAGTTGAGCCTGCATCTTGGGGTCCATGGGCTGGTCGGCAGGGGGCAGGGAGTGGCCCAGTTGCTGCTCGATCTGCGTGCGGTACGCGTAGGCCAAGTGCTCCTGCAGGTGGGCCTGCATCGCGGTCTGAATGGCCTGCCCGGCAGGAGACTGCCCGATCATCTGCATGATCTTGGGGTCCTGCATCGCGGCCATGTGCACCTGAATATGCGCCTCATGGTTCTGGATCGGGAACGCCCGAATGGGCTGGCCTTTTATAGCCGACATGTTCTCCGTCACCGGGTCCTGCGGGGTCATCTGGTCGGGCAACGGCACCATCTTGTCGGCGTTGTTCATGCCGATGTTGGTCAGCATCGACTGGTGCAGGAGGGGTTTGTTGTATATCTCCGGCGCCTGCGACGACAACTGCATGGCGACTTGGTACTGGGCGATGCGCTGCGTGGTAGTGGACGCGTTGGGGTCCGAGCACGGGATGATGTTGACGTTGTCGTAGTCGGCCTTCTTGGCCTTGGTGCCGCCCTTCTGGTCGTACGCCATGGGGTATTCGGCGGGGGTGTTGTCCTTGATGATCTTGGCAAGGAGTTTTAGCTCGTGCTTGAGGCTAAAGTGCACCCGGGCCTGCACGGCGGACATGACCTTGAGCATGCGCTCGATAATAGCCAGCGTGGTGCCGACCGGCGCCTGCGCGCTCATGTCCGACACCTTCATGTCGGCGGTGCTGGCGAAGGACCGGGCGTCCGCCACCATGTTCTTCATCAGCTCAAAGAGCACCGTGCTGGGCTCCTTGTAGGGCAGGGGCATCAGGTTGTCCTTAAGGACCCCCGACAGTACCTCTACGTCCCTAAATTCGCCCGGAGCAATGGGAGTGTCATCTCCCTTAATGCGTAGTCCACGAGTTTTGAGTCCTCCCGGCAGATTGCTGAGTGTACCAGCATCAACGAGCTGACGATTGATAAGAGTGGCGGAGCGGGCGTAGCCGCCAATAAGGTGCACCAAGCCGAGACCATAGGCGCCAAAGCCCGGGATGTACGTGTACTGCACAAAGTGCTGTAGAGGTCGCTTGAGCTTGTCGGCAGGGTCCCAGTTTCGGTACACAGCAAGTAGCTTGTTCGTTGTTCGTTCAATAGTAACGATGTAAGGGAGGGCAATGTCGGTAGGCACTCCGAGTGCGTCAAGGTCTTCAAAGCCGTCGAGGTCATAGTAGAGTTGGGTCTCGTAGATGATAAAGCGCTCGTCCCAGTTGGCGGACCAACCAGACTCCTTGTCCTTCTTCTCCTGAATCTCGTCGTCGTCAACCGAGTTGCGCATCGGCTCGCCCAACTCAACGTCGGGATCGTAGAACTTGGCGTGCTGGAGCTGGGCTACCTCGTTCTCGGTCTTGCGGGAGCGGTGCGTGATGCGCTGCGCCGACTGCAGCTCGCTCGTGCCGTACGAGATGATGAGGTCCTCGGCGGGGACGAACATGCTCACCTGCCGGTCCATCGTCGGGTCAAAGTAGACCTTCTTGAAAGCCGCGCCAGCGATGGCCAGATGCCACAGCATGCGCTCGTGCTCGGGCCGAAACTCCGGCATGGCCTCGGTGAGCTTGTAGTTCATGTCGGCCTCAACCCGCTTGGCCGCGTCCATCTTGTCCGGGGTCTCCTCGCCGACGATGATGGTGCGGCACGGGCCCTTGGCCGGGAAGGTCTCAAGGATGGTCTCGGACTGGAACTTGACTACCGCCTCGGCCAGCATGGGGTGGAACACCCCGCAGGCGTCCTGCCATGGGTCTGTCTTCTTCTCGTAGCGCAACCCAAGGAGCTTGAGCCCTTCAGAGTAGGACTCGGCCCACTCCTTGCGGCTGCTGATGTCGTTCTTGACGTCAGAGATGACGTCGTTGACCAGCTTTTGCTTGACCTGCTCGTCAAGATAGGGCGCAAGGTTGGTGTCGTGCGGCAGGCTGCGCGGGTCCATGGGCGTGCCATCAGGCGCGGCTGCACCCTCGGGCGACTCCAGCTCCAGCTCGTAGTTGCCGTAATCGGGCTTCTGGCTGGCCGCCGTACTGTCAAACGACGTGCGCGAACCGAGGGGCTGGTCAAAGCTCATCTCAATAGTCCTTGGTAAACGGCAGCAGGTCCCGGCCCACGATCACCGCAGCCAGCTTGCCGCGCCACGTGCCGGGCGCCGTGTCGATGTTGCTTTTCATGCGCTTGGACAAGGTCAGCGTCTTGGCCGTGGGGAGCTGCAGGAAAAGGAGCGAGCCAACAGTCACGTTAAACACAACGTCCAACAGGCCAAAAGCCAGAAACGGCAGCCCGGCAAAAACCTTGCCCTCAAGCGTGAGCTTGGTCCAGCCGCCACGGTTCATCAGGCTGGCGTACGCCAGAAAGCCAAAATAGAACAGGCACAGGTACGCGTACGCAAAAACGAAAAGTTTCACCATGTCACATTCTCCATGTCGTTTGTAACGCCACTGCAAACTTGCCAAGGTTGGGCAGGTTGTTGGGGCTTTCGGCGCCGTGCACGGGCGTGTAGACGTACCGGACGCTGCCCACTACGCCAAAGCGGGGGGTCACTTCCCATCCAGCGCCAAGAAGGTACGAGGGCACGACGTGCGTGTTCCCGTCATTCATGCCTACCGAGTTTTTCTCACGAAAATTGGGCTTGACGGCGCCCGCGCCAGCCTGCAGGTACAGGGGCCCGGCATGCGGCTCCCAGATGGCCCACACGCCTACCGGGGTCTGCTGGCCCTGCCAGCGCACATTGAACTGGTCCGTGTAGTCAGAGGTCTCGCGGCCCATAGTCTGGGCCTGTACCGCCCAGTTCTCGCCGCGCACCGCCGCGCCAGCGGCGTAGCTGGTCTGCTGGAACCGTGTCTGGCCATAGGCGCTGTCCCACCACGTGCCGTTCTCCGGCTTAGACTGCAGGGACATGCCAACAAGCAGCTCAAATAGCATACGCACCCCTTCGGGGACGCTGAGGTCCGTCGTCTTCAGCGTCGGAAGGCAGCTTGATGAAGCCGCCCTGTCTAAACCGCTGCATGGCCATCGAAACACAGTCAACCAAGTCGTCATACGCCCCGTTAGGGAACTTGGCGCACTGCTCTATGACCTCATGAGCCCACCGGGTGTCAGGTGCCCACACCATGCCACTGGCAAAGATGTCGGTTATGCCGCTTACACGGGCAACCTTGTCGTTTGACAGCATAGCACTAGATGCACGCGAGGGGGTGTAGTCCTGTACAGGCACGCCCATCAGGCGCAGCTCCTGCAACAGGGGCAGGCCGGATGCCTTGGCTTCGATGACGAACGCGTCGGGCTTCCACTCCTTGTAGAACTTGAGCGCGGTCTTCTTGAGGTCGGGAAACTCCACCCGCTCGTTGAACGTGTCCAGCAAAATGAGGGCCGGGCGCGGGGAGCCGTTGGCGTCGTCCCGATAGAACACCCCGAACACCGTTATGGCCGAAAAATTGCTCTGGGAAGTGGTCGTAAACGCGCCGTCCAGCGTCATGATGATGAACTCGCACGAGGGGATGTAGTCTTCCTCCCACGTCTGCCACCACTCGCGCTTGAGGAGCGCCCCTTCTTCGCTCACCGGGTCCTGCATGTACTGGCTGTTCCAGTACTTGGGGCTCATCGAGTTCTTTTTCTTGACCAACTGCTCAATTGGCCACTGTTCCGGCCATAGTGAGCGCCCACTTGGCAAGATCGGGGGTAGCTGCACAAGCTCCCACTCGTCCGCGTCGGGGTTGTTGGCCGAATACGACAGCAGGCGCCCGGTCAGGTCCAGCTCATCCCACCGAGTCATTATAACGACTATGACGCCGCCCGGCATCAGGCGCTGCAGCGGGCCGGTCTGGTACCACGTCCACGCTTTCTCGAAAACAGCCTTGCCTTGCGTTGTCACGTCCTGCTCGGAGTGGGGGTCGTCGGTAATCAGAAGGTCGGCGCCGCGCCCGGCCAGCGCGCCCCCTACGCCAGCGGCGTAGTACTGCCCGCCTTTGGTGGTAGACCATTGCCCAGCGGCCTGCTGGTCGTCGCTAATCACACTTTCGGGGAAAATTTCTTGGTATTCTGGCGAGCGAATCAGGTTGCGCACCCGCCTACCATAACTCTCACTCAAGGACGCTGTATGAGTAGTCATGATGATTTTCTTAGACGGAAACAGGCCGTAGAAGAAAGCGGCAAAAAGGTAGCTAATCGTCTCCGACTTGCCAAAGCGCGGGGCTATGTTGATTATGAGACGTGTTTTTGTACCCTCTGCGACCTCTTTGAGCAGCTTAGCGATGATGCGATGGTGCGGACCCTCTTTAAACCCGGGGTAAACACGATGGCAGAATGCCAAGAAATCCGTCCGGGCCTGTTTAACGCTCTCAAGACGCTCCTTGTGCTCCAAAAGCGCCAGTAGGCGCCTTTTTTCATCGAGCGGCATGCTGCTAAGGCTGTCAACCACGGTTTTTGCGGCTCTTTTTCTTAGCGTTTACCTCGGAAAACACCTCTTCCACAACAGATTCCACGTCTTCAGGGGTGTTGTAGGCTTGAGAACGGGGTTTTAGCGTCGTCACCCCGGTAAAACGGGCCATTTTCTCTGCGATTTTGCGGTCCAGCTCTGCTTCAGGAAGGTTTTCTACGCTATGAGTGACCCGTTCAGTGAAAAGGCCCACCTCAGTGACCTTCCCGAGCATCTCCAGAGCCTTCAAACGGTTGCTGGTCCGCCCGTCTTCCGTCGCTTCAAGGAGCTTTGTGATGACGAGGTTACGTATCTGGCCAGCGTTCTGAAGAAAATCAATGTCGAACTGGTTAAGCAGCGCACGGACGTGGAAAACGGCGCTTGGTGTTTCCAAGAGCTGAACCTGCTCCTGCATTACCTGCTGGTCCGCCCCGACCAAGAAGGGCTCCACAGCCGCCCGGGCGACAAAAGCGCTTAGCTCGGGGTCCGTGTCGGGGGTTACCGGCGCGACGTGCTCGGCGGTCTTGAGCTTGGCGGACATTACTTGGGACGGCGAGGCCCCCTTGAGTGGGACGTATACCGCGTTCTCCACGTCAATAGGCGTAATCTCGATGTCTAGCAAATGATCTAGCAAGCTGGTATCCTTCTCCCTGTCATGTGTCTGCGCCCTCCTCGGAGCGCTTGGCGCCCCGCCCCGGGGCGCTTTTTTTCGTCAGTCCTTCTTGCCTTCCGTGTCCTTCTTCTCTTCTTCAGGGTGCACCTTCTCCGAGGCCCGCACGCTGGCTTGGGCGGCGGTCTTGGCGGCATCGGCCAGTGCAATGGCGTGGGTCACGAGCTCAGGGCGCCCACCGGCCAGCACTTCATGGGCCGTCTTGAGGGCGGTAGCTGCGGAGTCAAGCACGCCGGAACTGGTATAGCCGATGGTCGAGGCTACTTCATGCTTGGAGTCCGACACGCCAAACCGGGACGACACGGGGAGCACCGCAGGCGCGGGGGCAGCGGCTGTCTCGTGCTTGACAAAAACAAAATGGTAGACGACGAACGCAAGGCCAAAACTGGCGGCCAGAACAGCCGTAAGAACTACTTGGGGATCGAGGGTCATGTAAGCTCCTGAGAGGGGTGGGTGGTGCCGCGCGGATACTACCACTTTTCACCGTTTTTACGTATAATCTTGAAAAACCAGCGTCACCGCAATGTAACGCATTCTGGCTACTGTGTACAAAGTTTCTCTGCGGCTATCGACCGTTGCCCGGCTGGCGGGTAACGATTCATGGACGGAGGTTATCATGGTTGACCAATTCGAGATCGTAGCTGGTGAAGAAGGCGGCTGGGACGTCGTGGCTTATGAGGAAAACGGCAACTACAGCGTCAGCAACTTTGCATCTCTGGCCGAAGCGGCCTTTTCCCTTGTGACGGAGTACGACGACGTCGACGGTGACGAAGCCGAGTCTGTCGAGTAACACCACAACGCAGGGGCAAGGGGCCCCCGCCCTTTGCTTCCTGCCAACGAGGACGCAATGGCCACAAAGCCCAAAAAGAACGACACAGACACAGCCCGCCCCGACCTAGACAACATCATCGCCACCCACCTTGGGCGGCTCAACAGCATCCCCCTGCCCGCCGCTGCGCTGGAAGACATACGCTATTTTGCCGCTGCGGCGCAAAAAGGCAAGCCCATCACCCGCGCCGGGCTGCTCAAGTACCTCTCCGAACGCTACGAGCTGCACCTTGGCCCCAAGCGCCTTGCCCGGGCCTGCATCGAGGCTGGCGTGAAACCTTGGTTCTGCGCATCGTGACGGACCCACGCGACGAGGCAATCGCAGCCTCAATTCGTGAAGGGATGGAGCAAAAGGACCTGCTCTACAACGTGCGAGCAAAAGGTGCGTTGACCGAAGCCAAGGCAAAAATTCACGCGCTTGAGCACCAGCTTGAGATCGCCAACAAGCGCCTTGCCGCCGCGCTGGACCTTGACCGGGCGCCTACCGCGCCGCCTCCCTTAGCGCCCATGAAGGCGGGCTCGCACCGTGGTGCTTTTGTGCTCCTGTGCTCCGACTGGCACGTGGGGGAGCGTGTAGACCCGGACCAAGTAGGCGGGCGCAACGAATACAACCCCGACATCGCCAAGCGCCGCGTCGACAAGCTCATCAAGGGCGCCAAGTGGATGATCGAGGCATGGCGGTCTGGCGAGGGGGGTTATGGCTGGAACATCGACCAAGCGGTCGTCTGGCTGGGCGGTGACCTCATGACCGGCATGATCCACGACGATCTGGCCGAGTCCAACTTCCTGTCCCCCACCGAGGAAGTCATCTTTGCGCAGGAAATGTGCTACCGGGTCATCGAGAGCATCGCCAACCACCCGGGCATCAAGCGGGTGCATGTTCCTACATCATGGGGGAACCACGGGCGCGACACCCCGGACAGGCGGGTCAGCACGGCATGGAAGCGCTCCTACGAGTGGCTCATGTACCAGCAGATTGCCAAGTACTACCAGAACAACCCCAAGATCGTCGTCCACGCGGGCAAGGACGAAATATCCCGCCTCAAAATCCTCAACACCACGCTGGGCTTTAACCATGGCGACCAGTTCAGGTACATGGACGGCGTAGGCGGCCTGTCGATCCCGGGCCTCAAATGGCTCGCCAAGGTCAACGCCACCGAGCCGGTGGATGTCATGAACATCGGGCACCACCACCATTACGTGGACCTTGGCCAGCTCGTCGTCAACAACTGCCTGATCGGTTGGGGCCCCTATTCCCAGCGGGTAGCCCCCTACGCCCCCGCCTCGCAGGTGTGCTACTTGGTGGACGAAAAGTACGGAAAGCGCATGAGCACCGAGATAATCACGTCGTAATCCGTGCACTCCCGCAGCACGGCAACAGGTCTACGTCACTCATTAGGGCACACCGACGCCAGCATGCCGCAAAAAACCCAAAACACTTCCTCGGAAGAGGGGAAAAGCGTGAGCTGTGACGTCCGGTACGCCCCGTCAAGCCACGCGTGCATGCTGGGCCACTCATGGATGCCAACCCCCCTTACTATTACCATGGGCGCCCCTGTGCATACGAAGCCAGCATCAGGCAAAAATCCACGAATGCCCTTTTGTACGCTGGCGCGTACACACCAAAACCGTCTTCTTGCGTGAGGCCCTGAATAAGGCTTTCCGTGAAGCGCATATCTGCGTCCATGTCGTATTCTTTCATTTTTATAGTAACGTAGGGGGCAGGAACCCCGATTGTACACTCTGTAAAATCGGTAATCAAGGGGTGGGGTCAGCGTTTGCGCGCCGTGTTCTTGCCCATGTCGTACACGTAGTCCTTTGGCGTGCCCCCGTTTGCCATGGCGGCGCGGTCTTTTGCTCTCTCCTCTGCGGTCATCTGGTTGCGCATGCGCCCCTCGTGCGTCAGCACGCCGCCCGGCGTCATTTGCCCCCGCTTGATGAGCAGCTTTTCTGCCAGCTCCTTTGAGCCCACTTGGAAAGCAAGGCGCTCCACGAGCTCATTACGGCCAGTAAACTTTTGTTGCATCGCAGCATAGCTCCTGAAAAGTCTGGGGAGGTGCAGTACCGTGTTCGGTTCCACGGCGCTACTTGAGCCACAAAACCGCCCCCCCGCACCGGGTGGGGTTGAGCCAGCGTAGCACAGCCAGCGAGGCAGGGGAGCGGTTTGGAGCGCCCTGTTTGGTATAATGTTGGTGTGTTCAACGTTGGGCACATGTCTAGACCAGATGGTTTAGACACAACGCAGTATCTTCTTGGAGCTACACATCATGGCAAAGCACACCACTTCGTTCGCTGTTTCTTTCCTCGCTAACAAGGCAGAGGAAGCCACGCTGCGCACGGCGCTGGATAACGCGCTGGACGCGTGCGGCACACCTGAAGCGCGGCGCGCGTTCCTAGTGAAAGACTTGAATCAGGGCATCGCGCTTTACTGCCCGGGCATCAAGGGTTACAAGGTTATCCCCGGGGATCATCGTTCGCCGGTATCCATCGAGTTCGACGACAGGATTGAACCCAACGACCACGCGGATATCGTCACCGCGTACGAGGAGCTTCGTCGCGGTCTGTTGCGTCAGGCCAAGAGTATCAGCGAGGCGCGGGGTTACAAAATCGCTGGGCAGCGCGGTGAGCGTAGCGATAAACTGAGCGCGGCAGAGCGGCTCGCCAAGCAGTATGAGTCGCTTAGTGCTACTGAGAAGCGCGTGTTTCTGCGTGCGATCAAAGTCTAAGCCATCTGGCTTAGAGTTGCTTAGTCGCATCAGTGTGCGGCGTGGTAGCAAAACAAAGCAAGAAGCGTACCACGCCGCACTCCCCAAAAATCGTCAGGCCAGAAATCTCACGCAGTGAGTTGCTTTGTTTTGTAACTCATTGATTTACTTTAGCCTCACTTCATGTCTAAACCACATGGTTTAGTCAATCGTTAGTACATCACCCATCTCATTGGAGCACACCATGCACTCTGTACACGTCCCGCTCGACTGCCTCTCCCTCGTCCACAATGGCCGCGCCCACGACGGCACGCCCTGCGTGCGCATCGACCCCGCTACCCCCAAGCACCTGCTCTACAGCACCACCATCAACCAGCGCCACGCCATCGACACCCACTGCCCGCGCACCACGCTGGCACGCATCAACGAGGGCCGCGACTGGGCACCCAACCGCTTCTACCGCCAGCGCATTACCCTGAACCTCATCTGGCAAGGTGCCAAGCAGGCCGATCTTTTCCCCGTCCTCTAAACCATCTGGTTTAGACATTTCCTTCACCCCTAGCACAGGAGCACCACCATGTCCGCCATGTCTGACTTCGCCCTCGCCATCGAGGAATCCATCGTCAACTCCATCAAGGAAGCACTGGACAACGAAGACTTCACCGACGCCATAGAGCGGGCCGTCGAGAACCACGACTTCGACGACGCCGTTCAAAACGCAGTAAGCGACGCCTTGGAAGACTTCGACTTCGACGACAAGATCGCCGAGGCCGTCAACGACTACGTCCAGAGCCACACCCCCGGCCTCACCGAAACGCCAGCCCACACCTCTGACCTTGCGTACATGTACCAACGCGTTGTTGCGCTGGAGCAACAGGTGGCTGCCCTGCGGGACCGCCTAGCGGGCCTCCAAGCCCCTTCCGAGCCCTCACCCATACCCGAGGGCCAACTCGACCAGTTGCGCCTAGCCAAGGACCTCCTAGACCGCGCCCTGAGCGCATCCTCCCACCCCCAACTCGGAGAATAACCATGCCCTACCCACACAACGAACGAGCCAAGCAACTTGACCGGGCCGCCAACATACAGCGAACACTTGGCACGAGTGCCGCTGCCTCCTACATGCGCAACCGGGGCTGGTCTATCGACGCCGCCCTCTGGGCCTTGGCGCGCACAACCCTGCGCCCGTCCCGGGCCACCAGTCACGTTTTGCAATTGCCGCCCCTCCAATGGGACGCAACCCCCGGCACCAGACTGGCGCAGCGCGAGCCAGCCTACGTCGAGCGCAGGCGCAACAGCGAGCGGCGCAGCAACTGGACAGCGGGCTACGCAACCCCCGCGCCAGAGGGAGAATGGCTCATCCTCTAAACCATCTGGTTTAGAGGCGGCAAGGCGTGCGCAGGCGCGCCCACACTCAATCTATATCCCATCACGGACATTGTCCGCGCAATTGTCCTTCTATATATATAACTATAATAATAAAAATAATAATAATAACAGCCACTTAGCTTTTTTGTCCGGTTGTCCGTAATTGTCCAATAGTTTTTCACGCTTTCAAAAAAAGGTGTACTAACGATCTCACGCATGAAATTTTTAGTGTAAATTGTCGTTAGATCGTCAGGCGGTGTTTTAGTCTGTGCGTGTTTTTTCTCACGGACATTACGGACAACACGGACAATTTTGCTTGTGCCTTGTTTCAATTACAATTAATCTTCAACATATATCCTAGACAATCGGCGATTGTCCGTGGACAAATGACGAAAAAGGAGTATAGATAACTATGAAGGACCTTTTCCTGCACCGAATCGGGATTGAGAAGACCAAAATAAATGGTCATCTCTGTTCCCTAGATAAATCAAGATATCCGGTTAGTGTGCAGTTACTAACCCTCCGTTTGATGCTGTGTGACGAAGTAAAGAAAAGGTACATGGCGGATCGGGCGACCAAAGCCTACTCATTGTCCGACATTGTCCGCGCCAATATCGCTGACTATCTAACGGAGTCAGAGAAAAAGGCGTTGCTCAACGGCATGGTCAAAGCCAACGAGGCCAAGCTCGCCGCGCGGGGTCCGCAGCGTATGTTCGGCCCGTGGCCTACCCGTCACAACGCAATGGGCGAGCACACCGAGGTGGAGGAGGACAGCGCCGCCGAGTGGGCCAAGGTGTCAGCCGCCCTGAGCGCCGCGCGCCTTACCGCCAACCAGACCCTGCGCCGCTTGGACCAGAACATGGTGCGGGCGCGCGAGATGCCGCTCGAGGTGTGGGAGCTACGCTCACTGGACGGGACGCTGACCACGGCGGACCGGGAGCGGCGCAACAACCGTATGTTGCGCAGAAGCAACGCGGTTGACCGGCTGCGTTTGCTGGCGCAGGTAGAGCAGCGTGTTGCGAGCGAGCAGCTTATGCACAAGCACCCACTGGAGGTGATGAGCACGACGGACTGGGTGGGCCTGCTCCTGCCCGAGGAGAAGCGCGAGTGGCAGCGCCTTGTTGCCGAGGCGCGCGAGCTTGCTACGGGTGCTTCCCGTGTGGGCCTGCGCTCCGTGTCCGTACCCTCAAGTGACCAGATGACGCCGGGCTTGGAGGAGAAGCGCGCCAAGCAGCGGCGCTATGCCAAGGCGTACCGCGAGCGGCACAAGAGCTACCGCGAGCAGCTATCCCTTGAGTCTGTCCTGCGCATTGAGGCCGAGGCAGCACGGGCAAGGGGGGTAAGCCGGGTGGCGCAGGTAACCACGCCCGTACAGCCAGAGCCAAAGCCAGAGCAGAAGCACCCCGCACCCGCTGCGCCCTTCACTCCCGCAGACTGGGCGGCGCTGGTCAGCCAGAGCCTTGGGGAGGAGACGTGAGCCCCGAAGCATCAGGCGACAAGCGGGCGCGCGACCTGCGCAAAAGGGTGCGGCTGCAGTGGGAGACGTACATCCGCACTCTCGTTGCTCCTCCCATGACTATCTTTACCTGCATGCAGCTAATGCTGGACAAGTATTGCGAGTGTGGGTGTGGCCTAGAGGAGGAGACGTGAGCCATGAGCCATGTGAAGAGCATAGGCAGCTTGCCATGATTCTGTTCTGGCAGACGTACCTGCACGCGTGCAGCAGGAACGACGTGCAGTTCGTCGACCCCGCGCTCTTCTTCGGCCTGCTGGACACAATGCTTAAGGACGTCTCGCCCAACAAGAGGAGCTAACATGGACGGATCGCATTGGCCTACCCCCGGGCCTAATGGCTGGACACTTTGGCTGGAGCACCGCAACCGCAAAGACGACGGGGGGCCGTGGGTGTTCATCATGCTTACGCAGTACTTGACGTCCTACAGAATCAACAAGCTACGCAAAAAGGTGGACCCGCATGTATAACGAGCCAGCGTCCGGCGCAGTGGACCCGTGGTTTGAGAAAGAGGCAAAGCACAGGTGGCAAACTGCCAACGCGTACGTGAGAGACCGCCCGAACGGTAGACACCTCGCATAAAGTAACTTTCAACTTCTTCAACATGACCATGCGCTACCTAATCAACGGCGAGATAACAGTCATGCACTTGGCACGCTACGCGGATCGGAAGAAACA